AAAACCACGCGTGAACACAAATGTTACTGCTGGTGAATATGCAAAAGCACAATTCAATGCATCAAGAGGAAACTCAGATGCACGCGATCTAGTTGCAGCAATTGATGCAGCAACAACAACCGAAAATATCGGTGTTGTACCTCCAAGTTACCTACGCGATTTGATTGGCATCATTGATAACTCAATGCCATTTGCTGATTCATTAGAGCAAGGTGTATTACCTGCAAGTGGAATGAAATTCTACCGACCAGTTATTGGAACACAAGCAACCACAGCAGTTACAGCAGAAGCAGTTGAATTTGATTCAACAGACACAACAATCACTTCAAAAGAAATTGATGTTGTAAAAATTGCTGGCGCAAACAAAGTATCAGTTGAACTTCTTGACAGAAGCGACCCTGCATACCTAGATGTGTTATTGCGTGAACTTGCAGCATCATGGGCTCAAAAAGCAGATGCTTATGCATTCTCAATTGCATTAGCAGCACCAGGATCATCTTCTGGCGCAACACTTTACGCAGCAATTGCTGATGGTATTGCAGATTCATATGCAGTACTTCGCAAAACTCCTAACAGATTCCTTGCAGACACAGGAAACTTTGCAGAGTTACTTGCAGCAGTAGATGGTTCACAAAGACCACTATTCGCAGCAGCAGCACCACAAAACGCAGCAGGTCTAATGACTCAAGGCTCAACAGCAGGAACAATTGCAGGATTGGGATTAGTTGTTGATCCAAACTTTGACACCGGAACAGGCGTTAAAGGCGTTGTTTATTCATCTGATGCAGCAACAATGTACAAATCAAGTGCATTCCAATTGCGCACCAATCAAGTCTCGACTGGTGAAGTTGAGATCGGAATATACGGATATGTCGCCACATGTGCGAAGTATCCAACTGCATTCCGTAATTTGACTGTTGCTTAATTAGCGACCAAAGAGTTGCCTGGCAGGTTAGACCCCTGTCCTGCCAGGTAACACCACACACGAAAGGTAAGACATGGCATCAATAATCACACCAGCAGAATTACGATCTGCACTGAACAATGTGAGTTCAAGTTTATATTCTGATGCCGTTTTAACAGAAATCATTGATACAGCCGAATCAGTTGTTGGCAATTTATTAGTTAAATGGAATGCACCAATTGACAAACACAAACATGAAACATCAACCATCACAACTTTGCACACAACCAAACCACACAAATTTCATGTAGGACAACAAGTTGCAATTGAGGGTATTCAAGCCCATGTGAATGGCAACAAAACTGTATTAGAAGTTGTTGATGAATTTACTTTTACAGTTACAACAACAGCAGTTGCAGTGCATAGTGATTATTACAATGTGATACCAAACGGCCTTGCAGCAGCAAACGATTTATCACAATATGATGACATTGCACCAGTTGAATCAGCAGTGCTAACAGTTTCACTTGATGTATTCAAAGCACGCACATCAGCAGGATCAGTTCAACAAGGACTTGATTTTGTTCCACAACCTTACATCTTAGGCCGTACAATTCAAAACAGAATTATTGGAATGCTAGGTGCTTACATAGATGTTGAGGCATTAATAGGATGACATTAGCAACACTACGCGCAAACCTTAAAACAGCAATCTTATCAAACAGCAATTATTCAGTTGTTGATTTTGGTGCTGAACTTGTGACAACACCATCAGTTATGATTTTGACTTCTGATCCATGGCTTGAGCCTGCAACAATTGGAAACAATAAGGCTTGGCGTGTGCAATATGTTTTGGAACTAGTGGCAGCACCTAATAGCAATCCTGGTGCATTAGTTCAACTTGAAACAATGGTTAGCGCAGTACTTCCATTGATACCAAAATCTTGGCAGATTCTTTCAGTCTCGAGCCCAAGGATACGACAAGCGAACAGCAGTGATGTTTATTCGGTTGAAGTATCAATCACGACCATATACAACCCATAGGAAAGGAAACAATATGGCAACAGCAATCGAAACGGGCAGAGACATTGCCCTAACAATCGCAACAGTAAATCATGATGAACAAATTTCATCTGGCATTGTTACATTTCAAGATGCAACAGCATCAGTTGAAACCTTAAACGGAACAGTTGATTATGTAGTAGACAACGAAAAAGGAACACTTGACTTAGTTATATTTCAAGACTGGGGCAAGACTGGTAATCCTGCATCACTTTGTGACGCTTTGTGGGATGCAGCAGATACTGCACCAACTACAACAATCGCTGCAACAGTTACAATCAATGGCGAAGTTGTAACATTGTCAGTGTTACCAAAGCGACCTGCTTTCGGTGGCGCAGCACCTGATGCATTAACAACCACAGTATCTTTGCCAATCAGATCGATTAGCAAGGCTTAATTGACAGACAGGGGTCACCTAACATGTTTAAGATACAAATAGAATGGACACTTGCAAATGGAAAGTCTTTTAAAGAATGGACTATTCCATGGGAAATTGCGCAGGCTGAAAAAGAAACTGGCACAACATTTTTGGAACTATTCAAACAAGAATTGCCACCAAGCCTTGAACACCAATTCTGGTTGGCCTACCAAATGCAACGAAGACTTAGTGACAAGCCGGTTGGTCGCTTTGAAGATTGGCGATCACAAGTTGTTCACATCAATTCAAAGGACTTTGCAACAACAAATTTTATCCAGCCGGAAGCATAGAACGCACTTTGATAGAACTGGCAATCGTTTCGCGCCAGCCATTGTCAGAGTTCAAAACGCTTTCGGCAGAGCAGGTATCAACAATTGCAGATGTGGTGAATAAATATCATGGCAACTAAATCATTTCAAATCAAAATTGCAGACAAAGACATCCTGGCTATTCTTAAAACTTTTAGCAAGATGGATGACATTGCAAAAACAGATATGAAAAAAGCAGCCAATGATATTGCAACAGTTGCAGCATCTGCTATTGGTTCAGCATTACAAGCAACACCACAAGGGCAAGCAATTGCCAGAACAATCAAAGTTTCAAAATCAAGTAAATCACCAGTCATCACAATTGGTGGTGGAACTTCAAAACTTAAATCAGGAACACCAGTTGGTGCAATAATTATTGGAACAGAATTTGGTGCTTACAATAACATTCAAAGACAACGCAAATCTGGAAGTTATATTGGCCTCAGACAATTTGACAAAAGGTCACCACGCGAGGGCAGAGGCAATGCCGGGTATTTTATCTTTCCAACACTTAAAGCATTGCAGCCTTATATAACCAAGCAATGGGTTGAACAAGTTGATAGAATAAGACGCGAGTGGAAAAGTAGGATTGCATAATGGCTGACATTAGATCGTTGAAATTAGAACTGCTTGCTGACACAGCACAGTTCACTAAAGGTTTGACCACTGCAAAAACTGAGACAGAAAGTTTTTCAAATAAGGTTGGCAGTTTTGTTGCAGGTGCAGCAAAAGCATTTTTGGCACTTGGCGCAGCAGTTGGCACAGCAGCATTTGCAATAGGTGTGTCAGCAGTTAAAGCAGCCATTGAAGATGAAAAAGCACAAAAGTCACTTGAAACAACCTTAAAGAATGTGACCAAAGCAAGTGCTGACCAGGTTAAAGGCGTAGAAGATTACATCACAAAAACTTCATTGGCGTTTGGTGTCACTGACGACAAATTGCGACCATCACTAGACAGACTTGTCAGATCAACACAAGACATTACAAAAGCACAAAAACTTCAAAGTTTAGCCTTAGACATAAGTGCTGGAACAGGTAAAGATTTACAAGCAGTAACAGAAGCATTAGGAAAAGCCTATGATGGCAACTTCCTTGCCTTACGCAAATTGGGTGTACCACTAGACGAATCAATTGTCAAAACAAAAGATTTTGATGAAGTTGTAAAAGTACTATCTGCAACTTTTGCAGATCAAGCATCAGTGCAAGCAGAAACATTTGCTGGCAAAATGGCTAGAATTCAAATTGCAGTTAGTGAAGCCAAAGAATCATTAGGTGCTTCTTTACTTCCAATACTTGAAAAAATTGCTGCATTTGTTAATGCAGAAGTTGTGCCAGCCATTCAAGGATTAGTTGATGGATTAACAGGGAAAGAATCAATTAGAGAAGCCACTATCAAAGCAGGTGGAAATCTTAATCTTTTAGAAGATAATTTGAATTCATCTTATGAAGCCGGAATTGATTTAGGTGAAGCATTAAGGAATTTGGCTGAAACTATTGGATTGACTGGTGAAAGTTCAGGAAAGGCTAATCCAGAATTCAGCAAATTTGTAGACAACATTACAAAACTTGTTGATGCAGTTAATAGTTTGTTTGAAGCCTTAAAAAGATTAGGAAGCATTACTAGTGGCACTTTGGACATTGTTGGGTTGCAAGGCATACTTGCAAGAGTTGAATCTGCTGGTGAAAGATTCAGAGGCGAACCTACATCCGGTGGACAATACGGCACAGTTATAAATCAAACAGTTAATGTTGGTGCAACCAATTCTAAAGCGCAAGCAAACACAGTGGTCAAATCAATCAACAACGCTGCAAAGGCTGGAACTGTCAATAAGTTTGTCAAACCAATGATCCCTGGCAGATAATCATGCCTTGGTCACCAAACGCCACAGTTAAGATCAACGGCACAGCTGTAACGAATTACACGCTTGAGGGCGTACAAATCAGCATGGGTCGTGATGA